TTCATGTAGGATGTAGGAACACGCAATGCACGGAAGACTTTGTTCTGGAAGTAATCTAACTCAGGAATTTCCCATGTTGAACCACCTGGAAGAGTTTCAACTCTAGAACCACGACCAGCAGCTGTAGATGGGAAGAAGTAATCTTCTTGAATGGATTCTGGGTTGTAAGTAGAGTCAGTGTTGTTTGCATTCTGAACGTTAGGAGCACGCTTCTGACGGATGTCATTACGAATCTGTTCAATGTATTGCTTGACACGTTGTGGAGGCATGTTACCTACGTCAATGTAGAACACTCTACGTTCTGGTGCTCGAACAATACGGTAGATAATAGCAGAGTCTTCCAACATGGTAAGCTTCTGATAGTCTCTGAATGCCGGCTGAAGGACTGACAATCCAAATGGAGCAGAAGAACCAGTGTCATCTGACAAAGTGAAGTGAATGATAGCAGACGCAGGAGAAATTTCTACTGACTCTTGCTTACCTTGCTGGCTAGATACAGAATTGCTAAAGCTAGAAGGACGAATATGATATGCAACCTTCTCACCTTCTTCATTTATTTCAATACCTATAACACGGGTAGGATCAACGTACTCCCACTTCTTTGTGTCAGATGTTTTACGGAAGAAGCAATCACCATACTTAACCATGATACGAGAAATGTTAAACATGCGTTTGTTCAACATGTGGAACTGAGACCAGTGACGAAGCGCTGCCCTGATTGTTGTTACAGTAGTATCAGGCACTTCCTGATTTTCTTCAGTCTGATAATCAATAATGAATGGAAGATCAGTTCGCTTGTCAGGGTTGGAAATTTCTTCAGCGATAATATCTAGTGCTCTAGAAATATCGCCAACGTCCATACCCTCATATTGTTTGTAACGTTGAAGACGAGCTGTTGCTCCCTTCATAAGGTTGGTGAACCAAGATACAGTAGAGAATGAAGCATACCCTGCTGAATTCAGGTTCATCCCATCATCCATGTTAACCGTTGCAGGCTGACTGTATGATGTCTTACGTGAAGGTGGAGTAACAATTCTCCAATAGTTTAACCAAGATGCCATTGTTTTCTCTTTTTAAGTTGTCTTCTTACCAGTCTGATATTCATACGCAGATGGGATTCTACGGGAGTTAGTAAATCCGCTGCTTCCAACAGGAAGATCAACTGTTGCTTTTAAGCCATCAGAAGAAATACCCTGAAGCAAAGTAACCATTGTTGACATGCTTGTTGCAATTGCTAATAACTGTTCTCTAGAATCTTTATCAGCAACGTTAAGTATACCTGATTCCGACGTCGACTTGCTTGACTGTTTATTTACATCAGAATTCGCCGCAACTGCACCTGCTGCAGCCGCTGTAGCCGCTATCATTCCTACAGCCGCTACAGTTGGAGGCGGTGTTGAAACAGGAGTTGCTATGCTCTGAACCACTGGAGTTGATACTGGTGCTGCCATGCTTTGCACAGGTGTTGCTGCGTCAGAAGGTATACCTGTTACTGGAGTATTTTCTATCGCTTTAGTATTATCATCTACTGCTTGGGTAGCATCTTTTGTTTTGCTTGAGAACATATCCATGTTCTGAGAAAGACCATATAACCCACCAGCTGCAGCGCCAATAGCCATACCCCATGGACCAAACATAGCTCCCATGGTTGCACCAGTCAGTGCACTACTTCCTATGCTTGCTGCCCCGCCTAGCTTTTCATGCCCAGATTCTTTTAACATATCTGCACCGACACCTAATGCTGCCCCGCCAATAGCAGCGCCACCAACCGTCCATGCACCACCCTTAATACCACCTATGTTACCCAAGATGCCTTTTCCTGCTGAAGATGCTGCTGTTGCACCAGTTCCAGCTATTGAACCTAGTCCGCCTTTAGCTGCTCCCATTAAGCCTTTGCCCATTTCGCCTAATGATCCAGCACCCATTACTCTAGCTAGGTTGCCAGATGATAGTGCTAGCATCCCTAATGGAACAACTGTGGCCCAAATTGCTTTAGTGAATACATTACCCAGTAAAGAGCTTACTTCATTTACAACTTGGCCAGCGTCTGCTACTGTTTTACTTCCTTGCGCTTTATCACCAGCTGCTCTTGCTTCTTCTGGCGTCATATTTGTTTTTGCATTCTCAGCTTGCTTGCGCTGGATACCAGAATCAATGATAGTTCCCGCTGCTCCACCAGGCTTTATTGATTCTAAAAATGCGTCAAAGCCCATACCACCAGAAGTACTTTGATCATAAGCATTGACTCGCTTCTCTTCAGCAGCTGAACCCATTCGCTGGGCGATGTCAGTGTATTCTTTCTGCTCATCAACAGACTTGTTGCCCTTCATACCAAGTTGGAAGTAGCGCTGTGATTCTTCTGGAGACATGCCTACTTGCTGTGCAAGCATCATGCCTTTAGCTGCTTCTCTAACTCTTGAAGTAACCTTTTCTCTTTGTTGCTGCTGTTGAGCTTGCATCAATGCTTGTGCTTGCTGAGTAGACAAACCCATCTGAACATAGTTGTTGCGCAATGCAACCAAGTCCTTAGCATATGCTTGTGCTCTTTGCTGATCCATACCAACCATAGCACCAGCAACTTCTTGTGAGTTTAACAGCTCAGCATTCAACTTCATGTATTCGCCGGCAGTCATATTGACGATGCCTGAAATATCCTTGAAGGAGTTCATCGATTGATCAATAAAGTTGTTTAGAGCTTTACCATCTCTAGTGTTTACACTAGACGCTACAGCTGCCTCAATAGCAGGACCTACAATCTCTGCGCCTTGCTGCATTGTATAGCCAAACTTAGCAAATGTTCCCTTCATTCCCGCTGTCAATCCAGAGAAGCTATCACCATAGATGGCCATCGTTCTCTTATTTTCCTGCATGAACTTCATGGTGTCTTCAAAAGACATACCCATTTTTATAGCTGCGCCCTGAACAGACCAGAAGGTTGCGGGTATTTGTGCTACGTTGAAATCAGAAACTTGCTTACCGACTGCACCAAGCTTATCACCTAAATTCTTCAGCGCAGCCATTATAGAGAAGCCTTCTAATGCGGCAACTAACTTATCTTTAGCAGATGCAACAGGGTCAGAGAATCTCTTTCCTAACATTTTAACAGCATCATTTCTAGCCATCGCTTCATCATGTAGTGCCTTAGTAGATTTATCTAACTCAGATTGCATCTCCTCAAGCTTCTTGATAAGTTTTTGACCACCAAGTTCTTCACTTGCAACTGCTTTTCTAAGCTTAGCCAAACCATCTGCAGATAGCTGTTGACTCTCATCAACGATATTTTCAAATCCTTTGCCAAGATCAATACCCTGAGTAAGCATTGATCCAGCCATTGCCACTAATGCGCCATTTAGTTTTTCTATTCCTTGTCCTAACGAAACATTTAGCGAATCACCAGCTATTTCTTCTTTTGATTTGCCAGTAAGAGTACCTTCATGCAGTTTCTTCTGTGCCTTAGCATTAGTTAAACTAGTAGAAAGTTCTTCAAAAGATTTAATACCAATGCTATTCAAGCTTGACATAGACTCTGTAATTGATGTCTGCGCTTGACCCATAATAAGACTAAGACCACGGAAATCTGCATCAGTTAAATCCTGTCTCAACTCACTAGTATCTGAGTCAAGCATATTTGCACGTCTAAGAATACTTTTGTCTAAGTTCTTAACGCCTTTGCCCAAATCTTCCATGAACTTTTCATACTCAAATGTTCCCTCTTCAATTTGAGAATGAGACGTTATAAGTGCAGCATTAAATAGGGATGCAGACCGCTGATTTTGAGCTAAGATCGACGTAAAAGAATTAGTCTTCTTAGTTAAGATAGTTAGTGCGCGTTGCTGGTTGAAGACACCAATTCGTTGAAGTTTGTCAACTTCAGTTGACAAGTCATCAAGGTGACTCGCATTTTGATTTAGTAGGTGAATGTATTTGTCTACAGCATCTTTATACTTGCCTGCCTGCTCTACCCACTCACCGTCAACCTTCTTTCTTTTTCTTGCTGCAACAACTAGGCTAGGCATCAACTTATTAATAGCATCTTGACTCTTACCCCAGTTTCGAAGACCTTCATAGTTCTTACGAAGCTGTTCATCCATCAAACGCTTATTTTTGCTGGATGTAGCTGTACTTCCACCACTTCCACCACCACCTCCACTAGCACCCGTCATTCGACTCGAATCGACCAGCGCGTCTGTCAGCTTGCCTAAAGCTGACAGCATATCTTTGTTCATTTGTTCTTCATTAGCCATGCGTTTCCAGGATGATTAGAGATTGGATAAATACTTTACAGGTTATTTATTGCCTTATCAAATATCGAAAATATAGGAGAACAGGATGGCAGAAGAAAATTCGTTGATTGCTGGTTTGAAATTACCAGGTCGCATCTTCCAATTACCTTCACGAGGTATCTTTTACAAGAACGGAGAACTTTCCGATTCAGTTACTGAGGGTGAATTACATATCCACTCTATGTCTGCACTAGATGAAATCAACATGAAAAACCCTGATCAACTGTTCAGTGGTGCTGCAGTCAATACAGTATTCAAGCAGAGTATTACAGGCGTTGAACGCCCTTCACAGCTTCTAGCTAAAGATGTAGATGCTATCATGCTCTACTTACGGACTGTAACATACGGGCCTGCATATGAGTTCTCAGCACGTCATACATGTAAGGATGCTAAAGAGCATTCCTACATTGCAGACGTTGACAAAATGATTGACAACATGAAGATGCTAGACCCAACAATGGTTGAACAGCTTTACTCAATCACTCTTCAGAACGGTCAGGTTGTAAAACTTAGACCTAATAGGTATCAGCAGGTTCTAGACATGATCAAACTGAATGAAGGTAAGACCACCATTACAGCAGAAGATCAGAGACGCAACCTTACTATGATGCTTCTCGGTGTAATTGAATCAGTAGATGGAATTACAGACGTGACGAAGATCAATGAATGGATCACCCGCATCTCATCTCCTATAGTGAACCGTATTGCGGAGAAAGTTGAAAGTGTAAACGATTGGGGTCCTAACCTTCGTTGGAAATGTGTCTGTAAAGATTGTCAGACAGAGTTTGAGGTTGAAGTTCCAATCAACCCAATATCTTTTTTCACCGAATGATTAGAGCAGGGAACATGGAGGCAGTAGGAAAGTTGATCAAGCGTTTAGGTGGTGAGAT